AGTCAATCACACCAGCTCTGTCGGCAGGCCCAAGAAGCTGGGTGATCGTAGTGAGCTTCTCGGTGACAAGATCACTCTGCATTTCACGGACATCAAACCGAACGGCAATGTCGAACTCTTGCTCTTCCTGATTTGCGACATGGCTTATCCCTGTAATCCTCTGGACCACTTCAGCGGGAAGATATTGCATTCCTAGGCTAAGGACTTGCTTGAAAACGTCCGTCCATCCATGAAGCCAACCGTTTACGATGCGCTGTTGTTTGATCTGTGAGATAACCGGAGGAACCTTTTCAGTAGGTCGCCCATAGTATCGATCGATCTGAGTGTCGATCAACTCAAGGAGTCGGAACGCAACCGTCGGCTCTCGTTCGGGAGGGATCATCCATGAAACCTCGCCAGGCCTCACAACCGGCAACTGAATTGCGGGTCCAATCTGGATCTTTCCTCCGCGCGTCTTAGGGACTTGAAGTGGCGGAATTGTAGAAATGCTAGTCCAGTCGAAAATGGAATCCCGCTGAGCCTTTGCTTCGTTCTGCCACGTAACCACAACTTCAGGAACACCACGGCTCTCGATGATCTTCCGGTGCAGCGTTTCAGACCGCCAGATAACGAACGGGTATTGTCCATGCTTGTAATCCAGCAATTCAAACTTGCCCCACTTATCCCCAACGTGAGGGCAAAAGACAGTGCACCAAATCCCCGGAGTTCCATCGTCATCAACTGAACGCTGATAAGCATAGACCACCTCGATCAACGTGGAACGATCCTGATAAGCATTCGCTGTGATTGCACCAAGCGCCGATGTCCAATCCATACCAGAAGAAAACTTCCCGGCAGATTGACAGGCCAACTCAGCCCACTCTTCATCCCATTCGTCCGTTTCAACCTTCTGACGAATATCAATCTCCGACATGTAGCAACGACGGAAAACAACACGCGCACTCTGAATGTCCGTTGTCTCCGGAGGAAATGCCAACTCATCGTAAGGACTGAGGGCGACGATAGCGGGCTGATTCTTAACGAGTTTAGGAACTGGCAATGAGCAAGTCCCCGTCTCTCGAAGAGACTTCACCATCTTCATTGCATCTCGCTTCTTGATATCCGGAAGAGCCCCCAAGAATATCTCAGCAACTTGATCCTGAGCATCTGGATTCTGGATCAATGTAGGAAGGTCTGCTGTGGCAGTTCCTGGAGATGCCTGAGAAGCCATGTCAACGATCTGCTGCATGGTGATTTCCTGCATCGTCTGACCGATCTGCTGTTGCCATGAGATGTGAGCCCCAGCCCATCCGTATGTCCATTTATACTGGGAAATAAGCTCAACCTCTCGAACAAGCTCGTTGTAAAGTTTGCTCCTGAAAGTCCAATCAAGAAGAGCGTTGGAGACAGCACTTTGATTTGTGTCTGCTCCAAAAAGAAGTGGATTCAAGATCAACCAGCGAGTTGATCACTTCATCCGCCATAAAGATCCGCGTGTCGGAAGCTCCTTCCCATGGAAACGCTTTCTCGTCTCCCTGAAGGTCCGCGTGTTTCTTTCCATCATCGGATTGTCCTGACCATCGGCAAAACCTAGTATTCTCAACACGATCAACGCGTGAGCTTGATCCGAATATAGTAGTGCACCTTCGAAGCTCAGAGTTAAGTTCCGTGATGGAAGGCTCAGATGATATGTGAGCCATTGCGTCATGTGTCGTGTCGTTCATAGTTTAATTTGGAAAATTCGTTCGATGTCTTCTTTCCTGTAGAAAGCCCTTCCCCCTTTGATAAGCCTGACAACCGGAAGCATCCCGCTTTTCACAAGCTTCGCGATGTAGGTAACGTGAAGACCAGTAGCCTTCACAAGTTGAGATCGTCTTAGAAGTGGTTGCATTAGTAACTTCCTCCGCCAAAAGAGTTCATTCCTGTAGGAGATACGTAATCGCTTTGACTCGTGCAAAGCATGCCTAGGCAGTCGATTGGATCCTTGCTTGCTCCCTTCTGACCATCGTAACCGGTATGCTCCGAGAGACACCAAATCGTGTTGTAGCAGTCATCCACGATTGAAAGCTTTGGCTGATTGATTCCAGTCAAAGGCTTCGTTGGATCAAATGAGAGGGCTGTATTTATCGCGGCATGCCGTTGGTCAACTGGAAGGCCTGGTGATGGAATAAAAGCCATCCCTTGGTTTCCATCTGATTCCATGGCCAGAACGTCAATGAGTGTCAGTCCGCCTTCTTGAGTGACCGTTGCGCTTCCTCCAGACTTTGGATCAATCCATCTAACAAGAGGTTCACCAAGTCCGAGTTCCGTTTCAATGGAACGGAAAATGTCTCGATACTCTGAAACTCCACGGGAAGCATTCGCAGTTTGTGCGGGACCCATCTTACCATCCTGCTTCTCGCCGGGGACAGCCCACTCACCGTAGGACGGAAGATCTGGGAATTCCCTGATGACACAGACTGATCCATCCTCGTAGGCAAGAGCCCAAATGCAGAACCAGTTTCGTGATCCAGCAGGATCGACAACTTGATAGAGCGTGCCATTTGGTCTGATTTGTTCCCGTCGTATCGTGTGAACATCTGCCCTGAACCTCGCGAAAGCCTTACCAACTTGATCGGATGCCCATCCGTAAGCGCGGACCAGGACTTGAGGAATCGGAGCTCCGGCAAGCTTCGCTTCCATTTCTGAATAGGGACTGAATGGATTATCTGATGTAAAGAAAAAGACAGACTTACGGTTGAACATGCCGTCAACCTTCCTGGGCGCTTTGTTTGGAAGCCATGTAGGAGATCCTGACCTTCCGTTGAGCATTGGAGCATCACCCCACTCAGTAACCCTACCAGCTGACACAAAGTCACCGTAAACGCTTGAAACACCCTCCAGTGGGGTCTGAGTGACGATCAGCTTTCCCTTGCGCGAGATCAGACGAAACTTCAGCGACTCGATCCAGTTGCGCGGCACAAGCTCATCACACCAAACAAGATCCGCTTCTCGACCTTCGATTGTGTTCTCGCTCTGTGTGTAGTTCAGGAAGTCGCACCTTGAGAGATTTGGTAGAATAAAAGACCCATCCGTGAACCCGTTCTTCAGCGAGTAGTTGAGGTATGCCGTCTTCGACTTCTTTGTTCCTTTGAGCATCCTCGGAAGATACCTGTAGACCGCAGGCTGTTGCACTGTCACGGAAGTGGCGTTAGACGTGTGACAGCAAATGACATTCTTCCCGATGCCTCCAGTGTCTCCATCGCCTTCAAGGAGGCATTGAACGGCCTTCCTGGCCGCCCATAGCGTCTTCCCAGAACGGTTTCCTCCGGAGACCATTAGTTCCTTTGTTGCGTCCAATTCCTGGTCCGCAATGATCCAATGGGGAAGGACATCCCCGTAAAGGAATGGATCGTTCTTCGCCATTGCGATATAGGTTTCTCGATCCTGCCAAAGCTCCTCGAACCCCGGAAGCTCTGGATCCAGAAGTGGAACCGTTCCCCACGGCGTCTGATACCACTTGTTATGCCACTCCAATCGGCACTTGTCAGAGCAGAACCTAGCCCTTGAATTCTTATCCTCCAACGACTTGGAGCATAAATGGCATTTCCTATCGTCGCTCAAGATATAAGCTCCTCGATAGACTTGAATGGCCTTCCTGGTTTTGCCTTCTCCTTCACAATCTTGACCGCTGTCGGCGTTCCCATTGCTATATCGATTGCTTCCTCGATGATCATCATGTCTCCGTCTGGTCGCCGCATCCGATCTTTCTCAACGGATAAAAACTTGGCCACTCTGGACATGGATTTGAACTGGAATCCAAATCCAACAAGCACGGCAATTCTCAGGCATGAATCCATAGGTTTAACGCTAACGGATTCAAAGTTTATCAAAGTAACGTTAAAGTAAACCTTTTTTATCGTTGCACGAATTATTCCTGTGAGGTTCCATCCAGCTACTATGAACGAACAACTAAAAGCGCAGGTCCAATCAACACTCCGAGCACTCATGAACCTCTATGCGGGTTATCATGTCATGAGCCCGGATTCATCTCAGAAAGTTGAGAGCGTTGTCATGGCGTTGGTAGCCTTGCTCTGGACGTTCTATGACAATTGGTCAAAGAGCGCCAAAGGTCAACCATCGCAAGCAACCCCAAAGTATGTTCCAATTCTCGCGTTCATCCTGTTCCTGTCGATGGCTTCCGGTTGCGCTCGATTTGTCGGGAAGACGGAAACTCGGGCAGATGGAACAAGCTTCACCACGTTTCGGGCATATACGTTCTTCGACTCCAAGAACGAACTGAGCAAGCTTGCGATTCGGCAAACCACTACAAATAAGCTGAATCAATCATTCGGCATTTCGGCAGTGTCTCAGGAGTCGAGTTCGACCAATGTTAATGCGCTTCTGATCGATGTCGTTGGCGCTGCAATCAAGGCTGCTAAAACACCGTGAGAAAATAAATCTATAATTTCCATTGACGTTCTAGAATTCTCTGGCAAGTTCTTCACCAACAAATGAAGAACAAACCAAAGAGCAAAGGCCGAGTGATCTACGTGATCGTTCGGCCTTCCTTGTTTACGAAGCTTAAGAATCACGCGAAGAAGATGGACCTGTCACTGAAAGGGTGTGTGGAACACCTGATTGCGTCGATGTGCTAGAACTCCAACCAAACCCAATGAAAATCCAAAACGATGCAGACCTAGCAAGCGGAGAAACCTACAAGGTTTGCGTCTCGTGCAATAGAGCTTTCTTCGTATGGGGTATGGAGGATACGTGCATTCCGTGCCGGGAAAGGCTTCACGACAAAGCCAGAGGCCTCCTTTGCGGTGTGTGGATCATTGGCGCAGTCATTCTCACTGGAATGGTGATGGCCACTAGCTGCCACGGAGCATCCCCAGAACTCCTGGACCACGTTGCGTGGTGTGAGAGCAGGAACAACCCTCACGCCGTTGGTAAACGCGGCGAGCTTGGAGCCTACCAGTTGAAGCCTATCGCAATCCGAGAAGTGAATCGGATCTACCACACCCACTACCATATGGTCGACGCCGACAACATGGTCAAAGCTCGCGAGATTGCATCACGTTACCTGGACATTTGCGCTCGCCGGACGAAGAACCCCACGCCAGAGCGCGTCTACCGAACCTATCGAGGAATCAAACCATGAACACTTTCACTGTGAGCGGAGAAATCGGATTGCGACGGGGTTACTACCCCCTGGTTACCTTTCATCCCGAGCCCCGTAATCGCGTAAAAGCGGGGCACCATCACAGTGATCTATTTGCCTCCTCCAGGCACCATCTCTTGCGCCCCTGGGTTGGGTCAGGGTTTGGCGGATGGACATCCCCACGTCGGGCAAGCGGCGCGGGGACACTTTACTCGGACAACCTTGGCGGGTGCGCTGCCAGCGGGGATATCAAATGACGGAATACAGAAACCGCATCCGTCACGGTAGGTGCAAATCCTACGAGTCCGACCAATTAAGGGGATTCATCTCCGCAAATTATGAACCAACACGAAAAACCACCAGGTCAAATCGCTTACGAGATCTATAGATCATCGAAGATGAAGTTCTCTGGTGAACCAACCCCGCCAGATTGGGGATCTCTATCGGATCGGGACCAGAGCGCATGGTCACGTGTATTTTACGAACTCTGGCTCGATTTTACAAAGCCATGACAACCAAAGACGAACTCCTGGACCGGGCTGACACTCTCCTTTGCTCGCCAGACACCCATACTCGGTCCTGGCTGGAGAAAGCGCGCATCTGGCTCGCGGAAAAGCGCTCTTTAACCCATCTCCCTTGGTGGCACTGGTCGCGCTACTTCGGGTCACGCAACGACCAACAAACGCTTATGAAACTCTCCGAACTCGCTCAGCAGCTCACCGAGGCCACCAAGGTCATCACCGACAAACTCACCGCGCTCCAGGCTCAGGTTGCAGCGAGCGCAGACCCCGACGTGCCGCAGCCCGTAGTCGATGCGGCCAACGCGCTGAAGGACGCGGCGAAATGACACTCAAAGTGAACACGAGCTTCGGACGCGTAGCGTATGAGGCCTACACCAAGTCTCTGGACATTGAGTGGCTTCCGACTTGGGATAGCCTTGGTTCCGACATCCAATTTGCTTGGGAAGCGGCGGCGCTAGCCGTGCGAGAACAGTGATCCTTTGGCCCTGTGGCTGGGCCTTAACGCACAGCATCTGTTCGATGCGGCGAAGCCATTGGCCTGGTGTAGGCCGCAACGGCCCGCGATGTAGCGGAGCACCGAAACACATGATCTGCGGCGAGATACCGCAGAGGCCTTGTGGACCTCACGAGCACACGGAATGGGCCGTCGTTACGAAGCCTCCGAACGCGGGTTATGCGTGACATGCCGGAGAGCACGGCAACGATTTACCAAGACCGCCGTCAGAGCTTCTATGTGGAATGTCTCCGGCGGAAACGCTTCGAAATTAGTAGCGAGGCAGGCTTGGCTTAACCTTCCGATGGGTGGGTCATTCCACCAACGCGCTGATGCACGTAAAGAGCATCGGAAGGCGACTTTTAGAACCAATAGACACCATGAACGAAACACAACCAGAGTTCATCAAGTTCCCAAAAATCCAACGCCTTAACCGGCTTTGCATCATCACCGAGAAGATCGACGGAACAAACGCGCAAGTATTGATCACGGAAAGTGGAGACGTATTCGCGGGATCAAGAACGCGATGGATCACGCCAACCGATGACAACTTCGGTTTCGCGAATTGGGTTGAAGGAAACAAGGAAACGATTCTGAAGCTTGGACCTGGACGACACTTCGGAGAATGGTGGGGGCTTGGAATCCAACGTAACTACGGGCTCAAAGAGAAGCGTTGGAGCTTATTTAACACGATCCGCTGGTGTATCGGAAAAGAGCCCGCGCTAGCAATTCCATGCGAAGATCCAACGCTTCCGGTTAAGTTTCAATCCGTAGTACCAGATGGAATCTATGTAGTTCCTGAGCTATCAAGGGAAACATTCACAGAACTAAATTTCGATGGAATTCTTGAGCGTCTAAAAGACCGAGGCAGCTTCGCAGTTCCTGGGTTCATGGAACCAGAGGGGATCGTTATTTACCACATGGCATCAAACACACCATTCAAAATGACCTACAAAGACGGACCAAAAAGCGTATGAACAACACACTATCACTAATCCAACCCCAGAAAACCAGCGGAGAGCTTGCCGCATCAGCTTCGGCAGCCTTAGCCAAGGCCACAATCGAAGCCAAGTTCAGCGTCGCACTTCACAGGCCGCGCTCAATGTTGGACGCACGCGCAAGAATCCTGGAAGCGTGCAAACGCAAGGGATTCGCTGAGTCAGCGAAATACAAGATTCCTCGCGGGAAGACAAAGGAAGGAAAGCAGAACTTCATTGAGGGTTTCACAATCCGTTTCGCGGAAACCGTCGTTCAGTCGCTTGGGAATATCGACGTGAGCGCGACAATTGCTTACGAGGATGATTCGAAGCGCATGGTTCGTATATCGGTCACGGATCTTGAGACGAATACGAGCTACACGGATGAAGTCGTCCTGAACAAGACCGTTGAACGGTCAAGGGTGTTTGACGATCAGGAAGTCATCGAAGAGCGAACCAACTCGGATGGTAAGAAGGTGTTCATCGTTCGTGCAACCGAAGACGACCTTCTCAACAAGATCAACTCCGCGAAGTCGAAATCAATCCGAACAAGTGGGCTGCGTCTCGTGCCTCAGGACATTATCGACGAGGCTTGGAGCTTGTGTGAGGCCACGATGGTTGGCGAAGACAAGGATCCCGCAGCGGCAACGAAGAAGCTTTGCGAC